ATGGGGTGAACTTCGCCCGCGCCGTGGATGGTTCTGGTCGTGGATCTGGACCCCGCGCAAGCGGAAGGAGGGAGCGTGACCCTCCCCAAGCGGTACAACCCTTCCGTGCCATTGTGCCAGGGACGACAAGGAGAGCTGGTCCCTTGTCGGCCAGTATCAGATCAAGAGCCTGCCGGTCCTGGTCGTGCTCAGGGACGGCAAGCCCCTGGAGTCTTTCCCCGGAGTCCGCCAAGTCAACGAGCTGGTGCAAATAAAAATGAGGTACGCATGAGCGAAATATCTAAAAAGGACAAGATCGACTTCCTGAAAATTAAATTTCCCAGGAAATCCTACTCCATCCGCGAAGTCGCCGAGTTTGCGCACTGTACTGTCCCTGTTTTGCGCTACTGGCTGCGCACATTCGACATCCCCCGTTTTAGGATCACCGGCAGCAGCTTTTTACTCCAGGAAAATTTGATCCAGTTCCTGCTGCGCGCCGATGACAGGTGGAAGTCGATAGACAAAAACGTCGGCCTGGATCTATGTATTGCCGACATGGCGGAAAAAAAGTCATTCAAATAGGGCGAAACAGAGCGAAATAGGGAAAGACAATTTGACCAACCGCGATTATATTCATTTTATGACAGAAAATATTCTGCTTTCTGAGCATCTGGACCTCTACGAAATGACCAACTCCGACGATCACCCGGACCTGGTCGAGCTAAACCGGGAGCTTGCCACGGAGAGCCTGCCGGTCATGTGGGCCCTGCGCAAGTGGGCCGGCGAGATCTTCGAGAAGGTCCGGGAGATCCTGGGCGGGCACCCGCGGCACATTGGATCCGGCTTCCGCTGCGCGAAGATAAACAACGCGACGCCTGGCGCCTCGATCTACAGCCAGCACCGGAACGGGCAAGCTGGAGACATCGAGATGAACGCGGCCGAACAAGAGCAGCTGCTCGACGTCCTGATCCCAGAGATCCACGTCCGAAAGCAGTTGAAGTCCCTGAAGAAGCTGGTCATTCCCCTGGACAACCTTCCCTTTCGCTTTCACCAGCTCCGCTTCTACCCGTCCCGCGGCTTTGTCCATATCGGCCTGGAGACGGGCTATAAAGACGGTCAAATATCCTGGGGGTGTAAATGAAAAAATACAAATGGCAGATCCTGGCCGTGATAGCCCTCGGCCTGCTTACCTGGCAGCACTTCGCCGGCAAAGCGAAGGACAAGGCGATCGCCAGAGCCCTCTCCGACAAGCAGGTCGTCCAGGTCGCTGAGCGCGTAGCCAAGGCCAAGGCGGAGCGCTACCTCGCCCTGCTGGCCAAGGCCATGGAAGCCCTGACCCAGGTCAAGAGCAACGAAACGGTCCTGGCCGCCAAGGGCGCCAAGCTGGCGGACGACCTGGCCAGGGCCCAGGCCAAGGCAAACGCCCAGGCGCTGGACAAGGACAAGATCAAGCAGCTGAACGCGACCCTGACCGACTGCCGCAAAGGCGTCGACACCCTGCGCCTCGACTACGCTTCCCAGCTGGCAGCCCGGGACGCCGCCCAGTTTGCTCTGGACGTGGTCAAGGATGACAGGATCAAGGGGCTGGAGACCGACTACGCTGGCGCCATCAAGCGCATGGGCGACATGGCCACGCGGATCATATACTTGGAAAGGTGGCAGAAGCAAAAGATCATCATCGGTCCGGTCGCCGGCTATGGTCCTACCGGCTTTTTTGTCGGCGTCGGGGTCATGGTCGAGATCTTTAGGCTGCCTGCCTGGATCTTATGAATTTTGACTTTAATTTTGACACCCTGCCGGGCCTTGCCCCCCAGGGTGGCAAACCAGTCGAAGTCGACCCGGATCCGGAGGACAAGAAACCGAAGCGCCGGGAGACTGTCTGCCTGGAGCGATCGGACCGGCACGTCTATCGGCGCGCCTATGGCGTGACCAAGCTGCTGGAGTGCGCCGGCATGGAGTTGAAGGACGGGCACAGCTACCACTTCATCACCGGCGGAGACGTCGACTCCCTGTCCTACCTGCAGCTGATCCTGCTATACCAGCCCCTGGATTATTGCCTTTTCTCGACCTGGTGCATGGCCGCAGAGGACATCCTGGCCTTCGATGAATGGCTGGCTGCCGGCAAGATCAAGAAGTTGGACGCCTACGTCGGCGAGATCTTCCCGTCTTCCTACAGGATCGAGTGGGCCATGCTGACGAAGTTATTCGAGAAGCGGAAGTGCGGCCGGATCGCTGTTTTCAGGAACCATGCCAAGATCTACGCCGGCGCCGGCCCCAAGTTCACCTTCGGGATCGAGACCAGTGCGAACATAAACACCAACCCCCGAACAGAGAACGGCTGCATCACGATCGGACGAGAGATCTACCAGTTTTACAGGGACTACTTCGACGGGATCCAGAGCATCGTGAAAACATGAAATCCTTACCACCACGCTCGGGCCCTGGCCGGCCGCCGGCCGACATCGACTGGGAGAAGGTTGACCAGTGCCTGCGAGCCCAGTGCCTGGGGACCGAGGTCGCTCGTCTCCTGGGCATCTGCCCGGACACCCTATACGATGCCTGTGAGCGCGAGAAAAAGATGCTTTTTTCCGAGTATTCCGCCCTTAAAAAGACGGAAGGCAAGGAGATCCTTCGCATGAAACAGTACCAGGTCGCCATGGCCGGGGATAAGACCATGCTGGTCTGGCTTGGCAAGCAGCTGCTGGAGCAAAGGGACAGGCAAGAGCACAGCGTCAGTCTGCAGCTGGCTGACCTGTTTCAAAAGGATCCCAATGGCGATTGACCACAACAAAATATTCGAAAATCGGGCCATATATCGGGCAAACATACCACTTTTCGCCAGGAAGGTGATCGGCATTGACCCGGATCCGATGCAGGAGAAGGTCCTGATCGACTTCCAGGAGACTGGCCGGATCGCTGTCAAGGCTGGCCACGGCGTCGGGAAGACCGTGGTCATGGTCATTTTAATGTTTCACGAGCTGTTTTGCTATAACAATAGCATCGTCCCTTGTACGGCGCCCACGAAGCACCAGCTGTCCGACATCCTATGGACCGAGGCAGCCAGGTGGATGCAGAATAACCAGCTGCTGAACGGTTTTTTTGAATGGACGAAGACCAGGATCAGCGTCCGCGGCTACGAGGAGACCTGGTACGCCGTGGCCATCCCGTCGAGCAATCCTGACTCCCTGGCCGGCTTTCACGCGAAGCATATCCTGTACCTGATCGACGAGGCGCCGGGGATCCGGGAGGGCAGCTGGGCGGTCATCGAGGGCGCCATGACCACCCCAGGCAGCAAGGCGGCCATGATCGGCAACCCGGTCAAGGTGGCCGGCTACTTCTACAACGCCTTCGGATCCAATGCAAAAGACTGGCGCGGATCGACGATCAGCTGCTTCGACAGCCGGCATGCAGACCCGCAATACCCCGAGCGCATCGCCCGGCTCTTCGGCATCAATTCGAACATCTACAGAGTGCGCGTCCTGGGAGACTTTCCTGCAGGCGAGGACGACTCAGTCCTGTCCATTGATCAGATCCGCTCTGCCATGCAGCGCGAGATCTCAGCGGACACCAGCCCCGTGGTCGAGGGCGGCTGCGACCCCGCCAGGTACGGTGACGACAAGGCAGAGATCTACATCCGGAAGGGCCACGCGGTCGTCGATCATGCTGAGCTGCTGAAGCAGGACACGATGGAGGTCGCTGCCCAGTGCCTGGCGCTGATCCTGAAGTGGTCGCCTTCCACTTTCAAGGTCGATCAGACGGGCCTGGGGTCCGGGGTCGTCGACAAGCTGAGGGAACTGGTCCAGTCGCATCACCTGGCCACGGTGATCGTCGGGGTCGACAACAATCAGACGGCGATCGAGGACGACAAGTACGAAAACGCCGCGACTGAAATGTACTTTAACCTGCGGGAAGTGCTGGCTGACGGCTCGATCCCGGACGACGACGAGCTGCTGGGCGAGCTGGCCCTGAGAAAGTACAAGATCCACAGGACCAGCGGGCGCCTGGTCATCAATAGCAAGGAGGACCTGCGCACAGACATGAAGCGATCGGGGATCCTTGTGCGCAGCCCTGACAAAGCCGACGCCCTGGCCCTGGCTTTCTATTCAGTGGGCAACCGTGGCGCCGGCGTTTCACTGTTTGAAAGTCCGAGTTTTACAAGTCAATTTTAAGGGGGAAACATGGCAACCGTAGAGAAGGAAAAGCCCGTAACCGGCGAGTGCGAGGCGGCCAAAGGCGAGGATATTTTTAGTTATTTCAATAGCGTCCACCAGGATCCGGTGAATCCCAACGACTTCTGGGAAAAGGAGAAAAGCCGGACCATGATCGAGCAGGTCCGGGCCATGGACGAGGCGGATCCGCGGCTCTGGGGCATGATGGACACGCGCAAGCAGGCGGTCATCGGCCTGGACCGGCAGATCACCGGCGAGGGGAAGGAGGCCGACTTTGTGCGCGAAGTGTTCAAGGGCATCAAAAACTTCTCCGACATAATTATGCAAATGATGGACGCCATCCCGTGCGGTTTTTCGCCGGTCGAGATCATCTGGAATTATCTCGGCGGGAAGGTGGTCATTGAGGACCTGAAGCCCCGCTGCCCGGACAAGTTTTTCTTCGACGCCGACTGGAAGCTGCGCTTGTCACTCGGGGCCAAGACCGACGGCGAGCTGATGCCTGAGAAGAAGTTCCTTGTTTTTTCCTGGCGGAGCCGCTACGGCAACCGCTACGGCGAGGCCCTGTATCAGAAGATCTACTGGTACTGGTACATCGCCAAGAATATCACGAAGTTTTGGTCGATATTCTCAGAAAAGCACGGCAGCCCGACGGTCATCGGGAAGCTCCCGAAGGGCAACGCAAACCCGGACGACGTGGCCGCGGTCAAGTCTTTTGTGAAGAACATCAAGAACCATGCCGGGATCACCCTGCCCGATGGTTTCGCCGTCGAGCTGCTGGAGGCCCAGCGCTCAGGGAGCATCGACACCTTCGAGCGCTTCGCCAAGTGGCTGGAGAACGGCATGGCGATCGCCATCCTGGGGCAGACGGGGACCACTGAGTCGTCGGACAGCGGATCCTATGCCAAGGTCGCCGCCCAGGACATCGTCCGCCAGGACATTATCAAGGCGGACATCACGTTCCTGGAATCGGTCATTAACGACTACCTGATCCGCTGGCTGGTCGACTACAACTTCGAAAACGTGAAGGATTATCCGAAATGGCACATCATCTATGACGAAAAGCCCGACATCAAGATGCTGGCCGACGTGACGAGTATCCTGGTCAATGCCGGCGACGATCAGATCCCGCTGTCCTGGATCCACAAGAAAGTGGGCATCCCTGAAGTCGAGGAGGGCGAGCCTGTGTTCTCCCGGGCGCCGGCGCCGGCCGTGCCGACGTTCGCGGAATTCCAGTTCCGGCGTGACCAGGAGATCTTCCTGAAGGAAGCAAGAAAATGAAGCGCCGCTGCAAGACCTTAAAGCAGCGCGTCGAAAACCTGGAGGCGGCGCTCGTGGCACATGATCGACAAATCAAGAAGCATGAGGCGCGGCTGAGGGCCTATGGGCGCCAGCTGCATCGTAGCGAGAGACCGGCCTTGATCGGCTTCCATGCTGAGGGGACACCCGGGTATGGCGGGGACGATGACTGAAGAAGGGCGCCTGATCTCGATCCAGGACAAAGGGATCCTGCTGGCCGTGCACGTCTACAACGAGATGGTCATCGACTGGATGAATAAGATCAAGCGCAAGGACAGCTTCGATGAAGCGCTGGAGATCGAGTACAAGCTGGACCCCAGGGTCGCCGGCCTGCTGGCCGACGCGATGCTGGTCGCCTACCTGCAGGGTCACTTCCGAGCGAAGAAGGAGGTCGCCTACCAGCTGGAGAAAGGCCAGGTCCTGGAGTTCGCCGACTTGACCGGCGACTTCGACTTCGCGCACTCTTCGTACGGCGAGGCCATCGACTTTTTCAAGACGAAGAAGATCATCCCGTCAACCGAGTTCAAGGCCGCCACGTCGATGGTCAAGTCTATTTCTTTTTCGATCGCCGGCCTGGAGGAAAAGAACTTCCTGCAGCTGATGCAGGGCTCGATCAAGGGCGCCATGGATGAGGGCATGCCATTCAGACAGTGGGCGAAGAACGTCGACAAGGTCTTCACGGCCTACGGCGTGACCCCCCTGCGGCCGCACCATCTGGAGACGGTCTTCCGGACCAACACCCTGAGCGCCTACAGCGTGGCAAAGCACGAGGCAACGATCGGCGACGACAACGTGGCCGGGTATGAATATTCCGCGGTTATGGACGACAGGACCAGGGACGAGCATGCCAAGATGAACGGGTTTAAGGCAGCGAAGAACGACCCGGTCTGGGCCCGCTGGTGGCCGCCTAATGACTATAATTGCCGCTGCACCGTGACACCCTTGACCCACTATCAAATGCAGCGGGCCGGTCTGAAGTTTAACACGGGCGTCCCCCTGGGCGCAAAGGTCGGCGCTGACTTCACGGCCAAGGCGTTCACCCTGGGCGACCTGCACAGGAACATCCTCACCAGGGTCAAGGCCCCGGTGATCCCGAAGCCGGCGCCCAGGATCCAGGAGACGGCGCCCAAGTCGGAGCTGGAGATCAAGCTGGAGCAGTTGCAGGCACTGAAGACGATCCCTGAGATCCAGAAGTGGGCGACCGACAATGCCGGGATTGTCAACTTCAGCGGGGTGAAATTGAAACCACAGCCCCTGAAGGACCTCACTCGACGGATCACCGAGCTGAAGTCTGAGTGGGTCGCCGAGCGCTTCGCGTCCCTGTACGGCGGCGAAAGAAGGGCTTATGCCAGGGGCTGCCCCGAGTTCATAAAAATAAACAATAGCAAATTCAATAACCCGAAGGCGTTCGAGAGGGATATGGCTGAGGGTGACGTATACCAGGGCTGGCACCCAAGGGGAACAGGGACGGGAAAGGCCGTCATCGACCACGAGTGGGGTCACGTCATATCATATTATGGGCTAAGGCGAAGCCAGGCTATTGCCGGCGAGATCCGCGCTGTCAGGGACGCCTACTTCGCCGACGTCGTGCCGAAGCTGGGGCCAATGCGCCTTGAAATCATGGCCCTGAAAAAAGAATGGAAGGTGCTCTACAAAAAAGTCAGCTATAGCACCGGAGAGGAGAGGACGGCGCTCACGTTGAAATATAAGCAGGTCGTCGTAGAGAATTACGGGAAAGTAAAAGAGATCAAGCACAAGATCAGCAAGATCGAAAACTTTATATCAGAGTACGCCGAAGCGAATCTTGACGAGTTCACGGCAGAGTCATTATCTGCAGCCATGAACGATCCACACTGCAGCAAATATGCAAAGCAAACTTATGATATACTGAAAAAATACTTCTGGAAGGGGGGCAAATAATGGGACCAATGCCGAAGTGTTTAGCATGCCTATGGTACAATGACGCCGCCCCCGGGCTCACTTGCAAAGCCTACCCCCAGGGGATCCCCGACGAGATCCTCACGACCGAAGTCGATCACGACGCGGTCCGCCCCGACCAGGAGGGGGAATACGTCTATGAAGGGCCCGACAAGGAATTGACCAAAAAATAGCCGTCGATATAGAGCGAAATAGGGCGAAATAGGGAAAGACAACCGCGCAATTTTATTCTATCTTCATGGTATGAATGAATTACAGACCCACGAATTCGAAGTGTTCCGGGCCGGGGACTACGGGGACCAGGGCATCTTTACTGAGGACGACCTCGACACGATGGCCAGCTCCTACGATCCGATCGCGGTGCACAACGCGCCCGTGGTGCTCGGTCATCCGAAAGCCGACTCACCTGCTCACGGCTGGGGCGAGAGCTTCCGCCGGGCTGGCAAAGTCCTGTTATGCAAAGCAAAGCTGCTGCCTGAAATGGTCGACTGGATCAAGCGAGGACTCTACACGCAAAGGAGCTTAGCAATTTACAGGGACGCCGGCTCGCCTGGAGGCGGGAAACCCTACGTTAAGCACATCGGCTTTCTTGGAGGGACGCCGCCCGCAGTCAAGGGGCTGGCGCCGATCACCCTGGGCGAGCACGAGGGGGACTTCGTGGAGGTGGAATTCACCGAAAATCAAAATTACAAGGAGAAACACATGGCACAAGAGCTCATGTTTTCGGAAGCCCAGGTCGCTGACAAGGTGACCGCGGAGCTTCTCAAGAAAGAAACCGCACTCCGCCTGGAGTTCTCGGAAGCCCTGACCAAAAAGGACGCCGAGATCTCGACGCTGAGGGCCAAAGCGGACGACCTGGAGGCCAAGGTCTCCGAGTTTTCCGAGAAGGGCCTGAAGGCCGAAGTCGACAACTTTGTCGACGGCCTCTGCAAGGAAGGCAAGATGGTGCCCGCGTCGAAGGACAAGGTCGCCGCGACCCTGATCGAGCTGGCCAAAGTCAGCCCCAAACTGTTCGCTGAGCAAAAGGACATCTATGCCAGCAACCCCAAGCTCGTCGAGTTCGGGGAACGTAAAGCGGCCGAAGGCGACGAGGGCGGGGAGCACATCCCGTCCAGCTACTCGATCGCTACCGGCGAAACGAGGTAACCCATGTCCGATCTTACCGCTGATCTCAATCGCTCTGTCAAGGGCAGCCCCGCCCCGTTCACCTACAAGCTGGGCGCCGTTCACGTTTACAAGGGAGAGGGCCTGATGGTCCTGCGTGGCACCGGCTACGCGGTCAAGATGGCCAACACCGCCCTGGGCACCTTCATCGGCGTCGCCATGTCGGAAGTGGACAACTCCGGCGGATCCGCCGGCGACAAGGAAGTCCAGGTCCGCAAAGGCGGCATCGAGCTGTTCTCGAAGACCAGCGCGGCTGTCACCGACATCGGAGTGATGGCCACGGCTGTGGACTCGGATACTGTCGCCACCGGCGGATCCAAGGACGTCCAGGTCGGCCTGATCGTCGGCCACGACAGCACGACCAAAGTCTGGGTCGACACGAACGTCATGCTCGCTGCTTCGGCCGCCAGCTAATCAAGGAGGAATACCATGATCGTAGATCTCAATACTCGCAAGGCGGCCAACACCACCTTGTTCCAATCCCTGGACAAGTACCTGAAGGCCCAGCTCTGGAAGCTGGCCTGCCAGGTGCTCCCCGTTTCCGACGCCACGACCTACTTTGAATGGCTGGGCGACCTGCCGGCCGTCAAGGAATGGAAGGACCAGCGCCAGCTGGAAGGCATCAAAAAGCACAACTTCAGCATTGTCTCGAAGCTGTGGGAAAACACCATTTCCATGAAGTACGGCGACCTGAAGAAAAACAGCCAGATGATCATGTCCCGGGTCGACTCCATGGCCTACAATATGGCCAAGCACCCCAGCAAGCTGTTTTTTGACCTGCTGACCGCCGGCACCACCGGGCTGGGCTTCGACGGCGTGGCGTTCTTCTCCGCTTCGCACCCGATCGACGACAAGCCGGGCTCTGTCAATTCCAACCTGATCACCGGCGCCGGCGTCGACACCCTGGCCCACCTGACCACCGACTGGGCGAAAGCTCGCGCCGGGTTCCTGTCCCTGGTGGACCGTGCTGGCGATCCGATCTTCGACGAGCTGGGCGAGGTCCACGTCTTCCACAGCCCCTATTACCAGGACGTCTTCGACCAGCTGTTCAACAATGCCGCGAACACCTCGGGCATTGTCAACCCGTATTTCAAGCAGGCTGTCACCCATCCGGCCCCCTGGCTGGGCGTGGCATCCACCAGCACCGACTGGTTCGCCCTCAAGCTCGACATGCCCCTGAAGCCCTTCATCTTCGCCGAGCTGGAAGCGATCAACACCAACGCGCCCCGCGCCGGCTGGGATGAGAGCGACGTTTTCAAGAAGAACCTGATCCACTTCGGCGCCGTCGGCGAATACAACATCGGCTATGGCTTCTGGCAGCTCGCCCAGATGGTCAACAACTCCTGACCATGATCGAAATACGTATCAGGCCGGGACATCCGGCCGCGGCTAAGAAGGCCTACCGGGTCATGGATCCGCCGATCACCCTGACAAAGGAGTGGCAGGCGGTGAAAGGCCTGGACGAGAAGCTCACCCCCGAGCTTCGAGTGCTGGCCCGCCAAGTCAGGGAGCACATGCCCCTGATCGAGGTCCGGGACAATTCCAAGCTGGACTTTGACGGCAAGAAAAAGGCCAGCAAGTAACCATGGCATACTGCGCACTGGCTGACCTGCAGACGGTCCTGGACACCCCGACCCTGGTCGACCTGACCGATGGCACCGGTACGACGCCGACCGCTTCCGTAATAACGGGAGTAATCGCGGATGCCGATGCCGAGATCGACGCGAAGCTGGGGGAGAGGTACTCAGTGCCGTTTGCAACGGTGCCGGGCGTGATCAAGAAGATCTCCAAGGAGCTGGCCATCTATGCCCTTTACGGCCGGCACCATGACAGGACGGCATCGGAAGCGGTTAAAGCGCGGTATGACAAAGCAATAGGGCTACTCGATTCAATATCTAAGGGGGAGGTGGGCCTTGGCGTAATAACCTCGGCCTCCTCCCTTCGCCCTTCCGTTGCCTATGAAAATCCATACGAAAACAACAAATTTACAATGGATCTCCTGGAGCGTGACGGGAAGGATCCGGACTCCATCGACGAATGAAACTACACATCAAGGATGTCAATGTCACGGCTACTCTGAAAAAGCTCGAAAAACACCTTCAGGTTTCCGGGATGCTGAGATCCATCGGGAACATCGCCCTGGCAGCTGTCAGCAGGAACTTCATCTCAGGCGGCCGCACTAAGTCGGGCGGGGTCCATGCCTGGCAGCCGCTGGCTGAGTCGACGCTGCTGATGCGCCGGTCCGGCGGAAAGAGCAAGTCGGGCCAGGGCGGCGCCGCGCCGCTGCAGGACACCCGGGCCCTAATGAACGGGATCCACGGCGAATATGCCGGAAACAAGATCAAGATCGCAACAGCTGGGCAGCCATACGCGGCCATTCACCAGTTCGGCGGAACGACCAGGCCCCGGGTGACCATGAAAATGATCGCCTTCATGTGGGAAAAGTACACTGAAACCCGCGCCGACATGTTCGCTAACATCGCCAGCAAGGCCCGCGGGACCAAGCTCACCGTGAAGCTCCCGGCCAGGCCGTATCTGATGCTGACGGATCCGGACCGGGCGGAAATCAAGGACTTCGTGCTCCGGTTTAAGCCGGAAGGTGCCTGATGAAGGCCGTCGAATTGACCGGGGCAATCGTCACCGAGCTGAAGACGGTCACCGCCCTGGGGGCCAGGGTCTACGCTGTGCCCTCGCGCCTGATCACCCCGCCTTCAAAGAAGACCCCGCTGGCCCTGGTCGTTTACAAGGGGTCCGACGTTTCCTATGTCAAGGGTGCCACAACAAACCGCTTCGTGCACCACTTCGCCGTTTACATCGTGCACTCAATCTGGAAAGAGGAAGCGGTGATCACCGATGCGACTGATGGCCTGCTGGTCCACCTGCACAGTGCCATTGACAAGTTGAAGGACAAGCGCTTCTCCAGCGTCGACCTGGGCATCGTGCCGGAGCTGAAGAGCCTGCTGGGCACCGAAGATTATTTGCAATGGGGCTGGTACGGCGCCAGCATCGGCTTTGAAATCGACTATTTGGAGGTTGAAGTATGAAGTTGAAATGCAAGACGCCTTTCCCGAAGACTGAAGTGGCCGGCCTGGGCACGTTCTCGACCGGCGACGTCATCGGTGACGGCACGAAATATCCGATCAGCGACAGCCTGGGCAACCAGCTGAAGCTGGGGGGCGAGTGGGAGGACCTGGACAAAGAGCCGGCGGCCCTGAGCACCCCGCACAAGAGAAAATTCAAGCAAGGAGAGAACTATGGGAATTGACACTGTTTCGACGTCAAAAGACGAGGCATTATATGCAAAAGAGGAGACGGCCTTCAACACTATGGTCTATCCGGCCGGGACCGACATCGTTCCTCTGATCAGCGACGCGGTGTTCGAGCAGCCGAAGGGCTTTTTCGAGGATCCGCAGAAAAAGATGACCATCGACGAGCTGACCAAGCTGCCCGGCGGCTTTTCCCCGGGCACGTTCAACTTCACCATGCTGATCAAGCCCAGCGGGGCACTTGGGACCCCTATCAAAGGCGCCGTGCTCCTGAAGGCCGGCTTCGGCAAGCAGACCACGACCGGCAGCACGTCGGACGTCTTCACCCTGGCCGGGATCAACGACGACCTGCTCGGCGTGACACTGGTCCACCGCTGCGGCCATCGCGTGACCTGGAATTCCGGCTGCGTAGTCAACAAGTTGACCTTTCCGATCAAGGCCGGCAACTCCCTGGAGGCCATGGGCCAGGTGCAGGTTTCGGGCACCTTCTGCAAACAAGTGCAGGCGGGTTATGCCTACGTTCACCACGCCACGCACTTCGACATCGGTGCCACGGACATCGTGCTGCATGACGCGGGAAACACTGTGGCCGCTGCCCAGTTCGAAGTCGGCGCCAAGGTGCACTATCGCAACGCCACGACCGGCGCCGTGATCGACGACAACGGCGGGGCCGGGTTCACTATCTCAGCTGTCGTGGCCGCCACGGGAACGATCACCCACGAGGCTCTGACGGCTGAAGTGGCCGATGGCGTCATCTGCGACGGCTTCGTCCCGACAGCGTCCGACGCCGGCACTCCCGTCTTCGGCCGCCTGGGCGTCGCCCAAGAGTGCATTGCCGCCGGCACCCTGGCGAACATGACCATCATGGATGCCCAGATCGACATCGAGAACGCCTTCAAGATCAAGGATGACGAGAAGACGGGGACCTGGTGGCCACAGACCGGGATCCGGGCAGCCAACCGGAAGGTCACCTACACCGTCAACAAGGTCTTCCAGAAGGGCGAGGCCAACTACTTCGCCGAGAGCAAGGCCCAGACACTGAAACATATCTCCATGCCGGTCGGCGACACGGCCGCGTATCGCTACCGCTTCGACATGCCCACGGTGGCCTTCGACACCCCCAAGATAAACCGCGGGGACGAGATGGGGATCGGCCGCACTGGCAACGCCCTGGCTTCCGCGTCCTACAACGACTCGATCACGCTGACCTTCGACTGAGTTCCCGGGGGGGGGCGGGCAACCGCCCCCCCTTGTTTTATAGGGTCGCAGCCCGGCCCTGAGAGGTATGAATGGAACTGGTGAAACGAGCAAGCCCTGAGTTTAAGTTTTCCTCGGACGGGTCGATCGTGACCTTCGACATCGAGGCCATGTCCAAGGAAGACCGGAAGATGGTCCTCGATCAGTGCCGCACCAAGCGGAAGAACTTCGAAAAGCGGGACGAGGATCTGCTGGACCGTCTCGACCTGGAAAAATGGAATAAGCTGGTCATCCTGCGCGTGGTCAAAGGATGGACCGGTCTGAAAAACAAGCACCTTCCGGTCATTTATGACTGCAAGGACAAGGCAGCCGAGTGGCAGTTCAAGGGTGACGGCAAGCGGGAGACCGAGATCCCATATACCGAAGATGCGAAGCGGGAACTGGCCGAGATGCACTCGGCCAATTTCATGGACTGGATCAGCTACTCCATCGACGAGATCGAAAAGGCGAACGTCCAGGCCAAAGAAGCTGAACTAAAAAACTGACCGAGGTCGTCGAATTTCGAAAAAAAGGAGGCGACCTTGACAATGGACAACGACAACTTCTGGAAGCAGCCGGGCACACGGTCCCCGCTCCTCCATCCTTAGATGAAGCCAACGATACGGCAGTGGAAATCTGGGAGCTGGTCTATGACCAGCTCTTCTCTGTCGACGGGAAGCATGTCAGGGTCAACCTGGCAGCTGTGGCGCCGGTCGTCACTATGTACGGCCTGGCCGGGGACGAGGCCCTGTGGATGCTGAAAAAAATTAAGCTGATCGGCGAGATCCTGGGGAGGCCGCGTGGGAGCTGAAGCCGGGCGGATCTTCTTCACCATCGAGGTGAACAACAAGGGCGAAGCCGTCATCCGGGACGCGACTGGCCAGATCAAGCAGCTGGGAGCGACAACCCAGGACGCAACAGGCAAGGCCAGCAGCGGCTTCGGCAGTCTCTGGAAGTCTATGTTCGCCGGCCAGATGGCCTACGGCGCGGTCATGGGCGGCTTCCACGCAATAAAGCGGGAGATCCATGAAGCGATCGGCGCCGCCACAGCCTTCGAGGCCGAGTTCGCCAACGTCACCACACTGATCAGCGGGGGCGTTACCCCGGCCACGAAGGAAATGGAGCAGCAGATGCTCGACATGGCCGGATCCCTGGGATCCGCCCAGGAGCTGACAAAGGGACTCTACAACGCCCTGAGCGCCAGCGTCCCCGCAAGAGAGGCGGTCAAGTTTGTCGGCGAAGCGGCGAAGTTCTCCAAGGCCGCCCTGGCCGGCATGTACGAATCGGTCGACGTTCTGACCACAGTCATCAATGCCTACGGCCTGGAGGCCAGCGAAGTGACTGACATTTCGGACGTTCTCTTCCAGGTCATCAAGGACGGCAAGGTCACCGGCCAGGAGCTGGCCGGCTGCTTCGGCACTATTATCCCGACAGCTGCCGCCATGGGCGTCAACCTGCGCGAAGTCGGCGCTGCCATAGCGACAATGACCAGGGGCGGCATCAATGCCGACAACGCGGTCACCGCACTAAATCAGACTCTGCTGTCGGCACTGAGCCCGACGAAGGAAGCGACAGATATGGCGGCGACGCTTGGCATTAATATGTCCAAGGCGGGGATCGAGGGCGCCGGCGGCCTGCAGAAATGGCTGGGGATCCTCAAGGAAAAAATTGGAGACAACACCGAAGCCATGAACGTGCTCTTCCCGAACGTCCGCGCCCTCAAGGCGGCCCTTTCCCTGGCCGGCGAGCAGGCTGGATCATACGCTGACCAGCTTGTCAGGTTGAAAGACGTCACCGGAGTCAATGCCGAGGCCTTCGAAAAGCAGGAGAAGACATACAGGGCGACAGCTGAAGCCATCAAAAACGAGCTTTCAGCAGCTTTTATACGGCTGCTGCTGCCTGCATTGGAGAAAGCGGCCAAGTGGCTTAAGGAAAACAAAGAGGCCATCCTCGGCTTCGCCAAGGCCATCATGGACTTTGCCGGAGACGTCGGGAGTGCCATCGGCACGATTGTCAGGATCCTGGTCGAGTACAAGACGGCCGTCCTGGCGGCCGGCGCCGCCATGGTCATGTACTTCGCGGCGCCAGCGATTGCCGCAATAGTCGCCAGCATCGCCGGCCTGGCAGCGTCAATCTCGCTGCTGCCGACGGCCCTGGGCCTGGCCGGCCTGGCCGTCAAAGGTTTCCTGGCCAGCTTCGGCGGCTGGGCTGTGGCCATCGGCGCCGCTGTCGCCCTTGCCATCGAGCTCAAGGATGCCCTGGGGGGGCTTGGCGATGCCTATGACCAGGAAATTGGCGCCATTTACCGTGCTGCTGATCAAAACAAGAACATGCGGGACCGCTTCGAGGAACTCGCCGTCGTCGCCGGGTTGACCAGGGATCAGATACGGGAATTGCATGACAAGTTCCGCAACGTCGAAGATGCAGGCATGAAATATGTCCTCATGCTCAGCCAGCTGAAAAAAGAGCACCCGGAAGTCACCGAAAAGATCAAGGCACAAGAAGAAGCAGCGAAAAAACTTGCAGCCCTGGCGCAGGCGGAAGAAGCGAAGAAGCATGCCGCGGAAGAAAGAAAGCGAGCTGCCGCCCTGGCTGCCAGCGCTGCAGCGACCGAGGCAAGGAAGAAAGCCGTCGAGGACGCGAAGAAAGCCGAAAAAGAGGCCGCTGAATGGACCGTGAAATTCGGCTCAGCGACCGGCGGTCTCACCGATGCCGGCCGGGAGCTCGCCATGCAACTGCTGCAGATCGGCGGCTACCTGCCCGAGTTCACCGCGGAAACACAGAAGGCCGCCGAAGAACAGGAAGCCCTGGCCAAGCGGATCCGGGAACTGATCACCGCAGAGGGCGAGCTGACCCCAGTGGGCGAGGGCGTCTATATCGCGATGCTCCAGTGGGCCGGCCTGATCCCTGAAGTGACCGACGCGGTCGACGACAACGGGAAGGCCACAAAAAAGTGGTCGATCGACTGGAAGGACGCCAACGAGGTCCTGCAGTTTGCCCAGTCGATGGTCGGCGGCGTCACCGATCTGCTCGGGGCCATGGGCATCGAGCTCGGGGAAAGTGGAGACGCGGCTCTGCAGGCAGCCAGCGGCATCGGCCAGCTGTGGGCGGGGATCCAGTCCGGGAATCCGCTGGCGATCATCCAGGGGATCACCCAGGCCGTGACTGGACTGCTGAAGCTGTTTAAAGGGGACGGCGTCGGCGAGGCCATCGAGCGCGAGAACAAGTGGATGCAGTTGACCAAGGACCAGGTCAAGCAGATCAAGGACCTGGAGAAGCAGTACGGATCCACCCACGCGGCCACGTCCGACCTGCTCGACCAGTTCATCGCCAACGCGGACATCACGACCAGGAGCTTCGACCAGTGGGCGGACCGAGTGCACGGGATACTGTCTGACCTGGACCAGGGCAAAATGACCATGGCCCAGACTCAAAAGCAGCTGGGCGACGCCTTCACTTCGCTGATTGCCAAGGCCAAGGAGCTGGGCACCGAGGGCAGCGCTTCCCTGATCTCCATGTTCGAGGACTTGGCCGCCCGCGGGATCAAGGTCGCTGAGGTCCAGGAATACATCGCAGAGCAGCTGGGCGCCGGTTTCGAGGGCTACAAGAAGATGAAGTCGGCCATCGCGGAGAGCGCGGCCGCCCAGGAGGCCTTCGGATCCTTGAATATTACCGTCTTCGAGGAAATGCTGGCCTACGAGCGGAAGGTCTCGGAGAATCAGGCCCTGGTCGACTCGATCAAGGGCGCCGAGGCGGCCCTCGTCGGGCTGTCCAACGCCCAGCGTCTCACCGAGGACCAATTCGATCAGTTCTCCATCTCGGCGGTGACGGCATACGACAAGCTGATCGCCGGCGGCATGGACGGCGGCCAGGCACTGAAGGCCATGGGCCCGTACCTGCAGCGCCTGCAGATGCTTCACGAGCAGTATGGCTACACGATCGACGATGCGACGCAGAAGCTGCTCGATGAGGCGATCGCTGCCGGCACGGTGACGGAAAATCAGAAGACCGAGGGCCAGAAGATGCTCGACGTCCTGGAGCGGATAGCGACGGCCCTGGGCGCCGGTACCGATGCCATGGGAAAAATGGGCGACGCGGCCGTGACCGCTTTCCGGGGGGCCTACGACGAAGTGCACAAGCTCAATGCCGAGCTGGACGGGCTGAGCGCCGGCAGGAACATCAGCATCTCGACCAAGGCCCAGGGAGACTACGTCTCTGCAGCTGTCGGGTATTACAGCCCGCGCCTGTCCCAGGACACGGTCTTCCAAGCGCACAAAGGCGAGGAAGTCTCGATCGTCCCGGCCGGGCAGAACAAAAGCCAGGGCGGCGGAGCGCGCAACCTGGACGTCAAGATCTATGTCCAGGGCGAGGCGTCGCCGTACCAGGTCGCCCGGGCGATGAACACGGCGATCGATGGCAATGTGGACGGGATCACTTCAAAACTTTTGGAGATGCAATAATGGCACTCGGAGGCATTGCAGTTTCAGGCGGCACGTCCGGCAACGGGACGCTGATCAGCACCAACCTGCTCTACTCGCCCCTGCTTTATGACGCCTACGGCAACGCCCTGGCGCGGCCAGCGTTCACCCTGGGCGGGACAGCCGGGGCCGCGGGCTTCGAGGCCGCCTGGGCGATTGACCAGGATCCAGCGACCCTCTACAAGACGGCAGCCAGCGCCGGCGCTATCACCATGACGATCGTCCCGACGGCGCCGATCCGCCAGGTCTACGGCATCGTGCTGGTCTGGCACAACCTTGACGGCGGAAGCGCTGATCCCCCCCTTCCCGGGAATTTCACTTCGGCGAAATTCGAGGGCGGGGCGGGAAACTATACTGACCTTTCAAAGGATCTTGTCGTCAACGCTGCTTCGCTGACCCCGGCCTACTACCTGCTGTCGGCAGCGGAGATCGCGGCTGCCGCCAGTTATACTCAATGGCGGATCACCGTGACCTTCGCTTCTTCGACCGCCCTGCAGATCGGCGAGGTCTTCCTGATCGGCGCCGCGCCGCTGGCCTTCGCCCGCAACTACAGCTGGCAGGGAGACGATGGCTTCGTCAGCGGCCAGGTCATAAGCGACGGCGAGAACGGCGTCCCCAGGATCTCCGCACTGTGGCGCCGCAGGGAAAAGGCGCTGACCTTCGACCGGATCTCGACGGCGCAGAAGGAAGCCCTGGAGCTGGCTGCGCTAAATGGGCACTGCATCCTTTCACCCGACGGCAGCGACGGACCGGCCCACTTCGGGATCATCCAGCTGGCCGGTCGCCCGAAGGAGATGCTCCCAGGCCAGTGGACCATGACGATGCGCTTCATCGAGGCGGCGCGATGAGTCGACTGATCAAGGTCAAGCTGGTTGTCCCTGCTGGGACCTACCTCTTCGCCAACCGGCCAGGCGTCTCCGATGCCTCGGGGCAGTGGGCCAGGAAGCTGAACAGCATCTCGGCGAACCAGGTCTCGGTCGAGGTCGACCGCTCGTTCACCCGGGGGGGCTTCATCCTGGCGATCGACGATCTCGATGCGACGTTCAAGACCATGATGGCTGACGCCACGAATCGGAAGATCTACGGATCGGCGGTCACGGTCTACGTTTACAAGCCCGACGGGGTGACGCTGGCCGACACGATCGTGGCGACCGTCTTCGAGTGGAAGCGGAAGGACGGGGTCTTCACCCTGTCCTGTGTCCAGGAGTTTGTCGGCCTGCTGGGGACGATCCCCCAGGCGTCGACCTGGAAGTACACCTCGGTCGACTCGGGGGCAACCTGGGGCGGCGGGCACACCGTATGGCTGAACAAGTGGAGCCATGAAGGGGGCCCGGGCGTCCTGACCGTCGTCGATGCTGTCGGGGCCGGTGGCGGGCCTGCTGTTGTAGAAAATGATTGCTCGTACCTACTGGAGGGATATATCACCGTTGCCAGTGGCGGCGGCGTCTCGATCTATGTCGGCGACACCCTGGCCGGGAAGATTACGACAACCGGGGCGTTCTCCTATCAACTCGTGCGCGTGACGGCGATAACTGCCACGACCATTCGCTTTGTCCCGGATGACGGGTGCACTGTTTCCTTGGAATCGGCGATGAGCTGGATTCCCATCGGCGGAGTGGCAAAATACTGGAAAATGTATAAATTGATCGACCCCGACGGCGCTTTCGAGGATGCGAACTACGTCGGCGGTGGCGGCGGGAGCACGATGTTCTCGCCGTATATGTCTGGCTGGACGCACGACAGCGCCGTGGCTGCTTCGTCGAATCCGGTCACCGCCCTGGCGGCGATCCTGGCCGCGTCGGGGTTGACCCTGGTCGACTCCGGGGACTTCGAGGGCTGGTGCACGACCAACTCATGGCTACACAACGGGAAGGCTGACGACGGGATCACGACCCTGAAGGAATACCTGGAAGAGTGGGCGGCGAGCTTCGATGCCTGGTGGCGTATAGGGTCCGACGGCAAGGTCTACATCAAGCACATCGACTGGGCGAGCGTGACGGCCGACGCCACCCTGAGCGAGCGGCACTTCAAGAGCTTCTCAGAGGACGCGTCCATGGGCAAGTTCACGAATCGCCTGAACGCTAAATTCAACTACGACCTCGCAGAGTCCAAGTGGTTGAACGAGCTCACCGTGGACTCGATCGCCGGGGACTACCTGCCGGCGACCTCGCCAAAGGAGAAGGACGCGGAGTTCTACTTTTTCGACTACGTCGTCGGGGTCACTCACCCGGCCACTGGCTGGATCAAGTTCCTGGATCATCCGCTCTACACGGCGAGCGGCGTCATGGACCTGGGGCAGTACGAGCAGCTGGCCCTGGGGCTCTTCAGCGTGGTCGACGCCACACACCGGAATCAGATCGGCGACTCGGGCAAGTACCTGATCATTCAGGTGGCGCCAGGGTACAGCACTGGCGACGTTACGTTGAAAATGATCCGGCTCTGGGGAGTGTAGCGTGGTCAAGAAAAAAGAGGTCATACTCCGGCACACGCACACGGGCTCGGGCGGCGAAGCGGAGCCGATAGAAAATCACCACCAGCGACACGAGGTCGGCGGGCCGGATGAGATCATTGACATTGATGCCAGCCATCTGACATACGGCACCCTGGACGGCGACCGGCTCCCGGCGATCAGCACGACGAAGAGGGCGGGGGTGCCTGCTACGGGGACGCCGGCGAACAACTTCCTGCGCGACGACGACACCTGGGCGGCGGTCGGCATGGGCGGGGTACCAACCTGCGACGACGGGTCCATCACCACGACAACTTTTGAAAACCTGAAGACCCTAATGAAGATCAGCGCCGACAGCGGGAGCGTCTTCAGCAACGCGGTCTTGAGCACTTTCTCGCTTCTATTCACGATCAATCCTAGGAGTTATGACGTCTGGGGCGGCGGGGTCATGGCTTTGAATGGCGACATTCACTTCGTCCCGTGTTCATCTAACCAAGTTGGCCAAAAAGTGAATAAAGCCGGAGCCGTCTCAACCTACGCCATAGTTTTGACCGACGGAACAGAGTCATATAAAGGCGGAGTGCTTGCCGCAAATGGAGATATTCACTTTATCCCAAATTCCACGTCAGTCGGCCAAAAGATCAGTGCTGCCGGCATTGTCTCTACCTATTCACTGCCTTATACAACGTCGGGCGCTTACTGGGGCGGGGTGCTTGATCCGAACGGGGAAATATACTTCGTCCCATTTAATGCAAAGAAGGGCACGAAAATTTCCGTCGACGGGACAGTGTCGACTTTTTCGCTTCCCTATACCTGTTATTACGCCTACTGCGGCGGCGTCTTAGCTCCAAACGGTGACATTCACTTCGTCCCCTATACTGCCGCGGTCGGGATGAAAGTCAGCGGCGGAGTTGTCTCCACTTATGCACTGGCGAAGACGTTCTCGACCGGGAGCGCCTACTGTGGCGGGGTCCTGAGTCAATCGGGAGAAATTCACTTCGTCCCCGCGTATGCCACGGTCGGGCAGAAGATCAGCGCTGGCGTCCTTTCGACTTATTCGCTGGCTTGTACGATTGCCGCCAATGGGTACGCTGGCGGGGTCTTGGCCCCGGACGGAACAATATACTTTGTTCCCTACAGCCGCCTGGTGGGCGAAAAGATCAGCCCCGCAGGAGTTGTCTCGACGTACTCCATGACCCCTACGGCGGCGAACGGGTGGAGCGGCGGCGTCCTGGCCGCCGACGGGTCAATTTATTTCATCCCGGCCCGCAGCAACACGGGCCTGCGCCTGTATACGTTCCCTGGGATCCCATTCAGCCGGAGCGTCTGTCTGAGCTCTTTCTTCAACAAATACTGATGTACAGCAAAGATAAAATAATGGAAACCTTCGCGGAGATCAAGAGCGACTCCCTGTCGATCAAGCCCTACGTTGTCATCGTCCAGCCGCGGCGAAACAAGGCGGAGATCCCGGCCCAGAAGTTCGACTGCGCCCTGGGGGCCCATGTCGATCTGCTGGGGTACTCGCACGGCTTCTGCGACATCGGCGGCGAAGTGGTCGACGTGGCCAGGAATTACCTGTACGAGCAGGCGCTCACTTCCGGGGCAAAATACGCCTTCTCAGTCGGCGAGGACACCGTCGTCCCATACGATGCCTTCATGCGCCTGCACGAAACAGCCGAGGCCAACCCGGGCGCCATGGTCGTGGGGGTCTACTACATCAAGCTGTCGTCGCCCATGATCATGGTCAAGGACGGGAGCTATATCAAGGTTGCCGACGTGACCCCTGGCCAGGTCTTCGAAGCATGGATGGTCGGCCTCGATTGCGCACTGATCCCGATGGCGCTGCTGCAGGCCATGAAGGACCAGGATCCTGAGCTGCCCTTCTGCTGCATCTGTAATGACAAGGGGATCGGCTTTATCGGGGAGGACAATTTTTTCGTGCATCGGGTGCACAAGCTGAACTGTAAAATACTGGTCAACACGGACGTCCAGGCGCTGCACGTCGACCTGGCGACGGGCAAATATACGGCGCATCCGAGCGTCGATCTGAAGAAATATTTTACAAATTTCCCTATAACGTCCCCGCTGAAATGGGACGACAAGCAGTATATTGACGAGCGCTGGATCAATAGACTGCCGAAACAATCCACAGCGCAGGAGATTAAACCATGAAAAAACTTTTCATTTCAGTGATCCTACTTCTGACCCTGGTCGTCTACCTGCCGGCCGTGGCGAATACCACGTCCTGCACCCCGGGCACGGGCAAGACGGCCAAGTTCACCGACGCCACGGGTGGCTGGTGGTACGCCGCGACGACCAACTATGCGCGCCAGGTCGTGACCATCGACTACGTCGCCGGGACCTGCACGTCGATCACCCTGATCGCCGGCGTCCGCTTTAAGAACGAGGCCGGCCTGATCAGCACGGTGACCTATCGGGTGCCGATTATCAGCTCAGCCGGCGCGGCGACCTACGACCCGATCACGATCAGCGCGGCCGGGTCCTATGTGTTCACCGTGGGCGTCCCCCAGTCAGCTGACTGGCTGTATATCAGCGTGGCCTACACCGACGGCGCCGACGCGACGGTGAACATCAACCAGGCCCCGGACATCGCGTTCTAAGAGGACAGCATGAAGCGGAAAATAGCTTTGATTTTTATCTGCCTGGTCCTGTGCGCCGGGATCCTGCCGGCCCAGTGGCAGAGCGGCGACTACTACGACACTGGCTGGCTGCAGCGCGGGATCCGCGGGTTTTCACTGTCCGGCTACCTGAAAGCCGACGGCACCGTCCCGTTGACAGGCGATTGGGCGAACCCGGCATACAGCATCTCGGCGCTCAATTTGACGGCAACCCCGACGCTTGGGGATGAAATTAATACCGGCTTCGCTTCATGGACGGC